TTTTTTTTTGTTTTATATATTAAAGTATAGATTAATTATTTTAAGTGCCTTAAATTTAATTTAATTGATTATTTATTTTTTATTTTTTTTGTCATTTTTTAAAAAAAAATCTATACGGAGTAGGGGATTTTGGACACTAATTAAGGAAATATAAAATAAGTTGGGGCGATTTTAGGTTTTATAAAAAATAAAATATATATTTGTGCAAATCTTTAAAAAAATTGTTAAATATTAATAATTAAAAATTATGTTTTTATACTTAGTCATTTTTTACATACTTTTAAAAATAGATGCTCCACACATTATTTTTTTATTGTTTTTTACTCACGTTTTTTTTAGTTTTATGAATGAATGTTTGAATGGCAACTTGATTAAAAAGATTAAAGATTATGAAGAAAAGTTTTATAAATTTAGAAATAAAAAATAATTAATATGTATTACTTAAATATAGATGCAATAAATCAATATGATTTAATTTTATCTTTTGGATTTTTGTTTTTTTTATTGTTGGTGTCAATGATGGTAGAATGAAATCTTGTTTTTAGAAAGTGAATATATATAGAAAATAGACCACCCCTATATGAAAAAGAAAAAATTTGTTACAGACACAATAGATATACTACAATTTGGTAAGCCAGGTTTAGGTAGTATGAAAGTATTAAAATTAAGCTCTAGCTATGAAAAAACTTATAGTATTGGAACTAAAATTAAGCAAAGTCAAATATATAAATTATAATAATTATGCAAGGACACTGGAAAAAACAATTTAATTACGATTACTTAGGTTCTCATTCTATAGATAAAGAAACTATAGCAACAATATCTAAAATAGATATGGTAGATTTAGTTACATCACAAGGTAAAAAAGAAAGATGTATGACTATTTTATTTAAAGAGTTTGATAAACCTATGATTGTTAATAGAACAAATGCAAAAGCTATAGAAAAAGTTTGTAACTCACCAATGCTTGAAGATTGGTTTGATAAACAAGTTTATTTATATGTAGAGAAAGGGATAAAAGCTTTTGGAGAATCTGTAGATGGTTTAAGGATCAGAGATATTAAAGTTGAAAAAATGCAATACAATACTAAAGTAGAAAACGCTATGTTAAATGCTATAAAAAGTGGTAAATATCAACAAGTAGAATCTGCTTTACATAGATATGATATAGACAATGTACAACAACATAAATTAACCAAAGCAATTAAAGATGCAAAAAGTAAATAACTTTCAAAATGATAAAGATTATTATAGTGATTGGAAATATATTACTAACTCACAGTTAGGATATATTAAAAAAGGTTGGGAATATTATATGATGATGAAAAACGGTGTAAAACTCGATAGCCCTGCTTTGAGATTTGGTAATCTATTACACACATTAATATTAGAACCCGAAAAATATCAAGAAAAGTTTTTTGTATTAAATGATGAAGATCGACCTGAGCCAACTAAATCTATGGCAAGTAAGCTTAATAAAGCTTGGAAAAATAAAATGCTTACAAAAATAGAAAACGATAATAAAATTTTAATAGATTTAAATCAATATAATTTAGCACTTACCTTAAGAGATAAAGTAAAGTCTTTTAAAATTATAAATGATTTTATACATAATTCAAAAAAAGAAATTGCTAAAACTTGGCTTGACTTTAACACATTAGTAGAATGTAAGGGTAAAGTTGATATGTTGATTGATGATAATATGATTATTGATATAAAAACTACATCTAAACCAATAACACAATTTAAAAAAAGTGCATTTTCTTTTGATTATCATAGACAGGCAGCTTTTTATAGTGATGGTTTTAATGTTAAAGAATTTATCTTTTTAGTTGTAGAAACAAATGAACCTTATCAAGTTGGTTTATTTAGATGTTCAGAAGAATTTTTAGATAGAGGTAGGCAAGAATGTTTTTCTTTACTTAATACCTATAAAGATTTTTTAAATAAAAAAGAAAGTGTTCAATTAATAGAACAAGAATTATGAGAAATAAATTAGTCACAAGATATGCTAAAAGCAAATTAAGAGAAGGTTTAAATTTAGTAACAAAGTTTTGGTGTGTGTCAGAAAAAGATATTCTGTCAAAGAATAGAGAAAGACACTTTATGAATGCTAAACACTCATTAAGATACTACTTAACTATGGGTGGTGATTTAACACTTACAGAGATAGGAGAAATGCTAGATTGTAATCACGCTACAATAATACATTCTAAAAAACAATTTTTAAATCTAAGCGAATATGATCAGCTTTTTAGAGAATTACACAATATTTTTTTAGGCGATTTTGATAGCTCTAAAGTGAGTTTAAGAAAGCAACTTATAACTACTTTAATGTCGGGTAATAGTGTTTCTGACAAAGTAGATAAAATAATAAAAATTTATCAATTAAATTATAACAACAACTAAAAATCAAAACAATGCAAAATCAATTTCAATTACAAGGAATATTATCTTACATTTCAGATGTAACAAAAGGAACATCTAAAAGTGGTAAGGACTGGCAAAAACTAGAGATAGTTATAGCAACTGAAGGAGAATATTCTAAAGATGTACACTTTACAATCTTTGGAGAAGAAAAAGTTAAAACTTTTTTAGAGCTTAATAAGACAGGTAGAAAAGTAAATGTATTTTTTAATGTAGAAAGTAGAGCTTGGAATGATAAGTGGTACACTCAACTAAATGCTTGGAAAGTAGAAAATGTAGAAAATACAGATAACAACACTAAAGCTATGTCTACTGCGGAGGTAGACGATTTACCCTTTTAAAAAAAACAATATGGCAAAACGATTTACTGATACAACAAAATGGAACGAAGATTGGTTCTGTGATTTAGACATAGTAGAAAAACTTTTTTGGATATACATTTGTGATAGTTGTGATTATACAGGTATATTTAAAATTAATAAAAAGTTTTTTGAATTTATTTGTCAAACTAAAATTGACATTGAAGATTTTTTGTTTAATGTCAACAAGGATAAGGAAAGAATTGTGCTTATTAAAAATAATAAATGGTTTATAAAAGATTTTATTAAATTTCAATATGGCACAAGTTTAAATCCTAGAAATAATGTACATAAATCTGTCATCAAAACATTAAAACACTACAACATACTGGGGGGTATGTCTATAGAAAAGGTTAATGATGGCAGTAATAAACCTAGTTCCATCCAAGAAGTAGAACATTTTTTTAAGAGAAAAGGTAGTACAACTATACAAGCTCAATCCTTCTATTATTTTTATGAAAGTAAGGGTTGGAAAGTTGGTAAACAACCAATGAAAAATTGGAAGATGTCTGCTTCAGGATGGATTTCTAGGTCATCTAAAACTAAAGTGAATAATAAATATCTTTCTAGTCAAATAAAAGCTATGAAAGATGGCATATAAAGTAACATCTAAAGATGAAATTTTTACTTATTGTAAAAAAATTTATAAAGATGGTTACAAAAAAGGCTTACCTACTGGTATTGAATCTCTTGATAACCATTACACTTTTAGGAAATGTGAGTTGGATATATTTACTGGTTTTGCTAATATTGGTAAAACTACTGCTCAGTTATTTTTTATGATTTTAAGTTCTATTAAGTACGATTGGAAGTGGTTATTGTATTGTCCTGAAAATGAACCAGTTGGTGATTTAATGATAGATATAGCTGAAATGATTTGTGGTAAGACAGCAGATAAAGATTTCAATAATAGAATGACATCAGATGAATTTATAAGAGCTTTACAATGGAGTTATGATCATTTTCATATATTATCTTTTGATGAAACTCCAACAATTACTGATGTTTTAAAATCATTTGAAGATTATATGGAAGTTGTAGAAATTGATGGTTGCTCTATTGACCCACTAAATGATTTAAAAGCACCAAGAAATATAAATAAATATGATTATTATTATGATTCTTTATCTGATATAAGAAGATTTATAAAAAAACACAATGTTAAATTTAACCTTATTGTACATCCTTCAACACAAGCAACTCGTAAAAGGAACGAAGATGGAACTCGACCTGCTCCTACTATGAGTGATGTAGAATATGGGGCAATGTTTGGTAATAGAGCAGATAATTTTATTGTATTTCATAGAAATCCACACTCTGATAATTGGAATGTTACTGAAATTCACATACAAAAAATAAAATTTCAAAAATTAGTAGGTGTACCAACACCCGAACACAAACCAATATGTTTATACTATAGTTATAAAAAAAGAAGGTTTGAATTTATGAACTCAAAAGGTCAATTACAAGACCCATTAAAAATAAAAAAACAATAATATGACACATCAAATTACTAAAAAAGCACTAGAATTATTAAAAGATTGTACAATAACTTTTGATGGTGAAACTTTAGATAAGTTTACGAATCATCAAGAGGTAGTTAATGCAATGATGAGATCAATAGAAGGTAAAGTTAAAAGCCACAAAAAAGCTATAATCACAAGATGGATACAAGCACTAAATGAAAGCTCTGAAGCATTTAGTTTTATGTGGGTACAATATCACGCTGCTAAAAGAGATTCATTATTGTCAGAAAAAAATATGTTAGAGATGGCAAATACACTAATACAACAAAAACAAAAGATATTAGAACTCGAAAGAGAAATTAAAGTATTAACTAAGTTAAACAAAGATGACTGATAAAGAAAAATCTTTAGTAAATAAATTTGCAAATAAAGTAAATGTAAAATGTGAGTATGCAGAAAAACAATATGAGGTATGGGATTTTACCTATGAATGGGATAATAAAAAGTTTTATTGTGAAATGAAAGATAGAAACTTTTCATACAATGAAAGTATAACAAAATACCCTGAAGGGCTAATACTTGAAATGCACAAATATGAAAGGTTGTTAAGAAAGTCTAAGAATGAAGCTAAGTCAAACAGTTTGTACTTTAATTTTTTTAATGATGATTCTTGTATTGTTTTTAATTTAGAGAAACAAAAAATAAAAAAATGGTTTTGGAAAACTTTACCTGAAACCTCTAATTTTGGTAGACGAAGATTTGTTTATAAATATATTACATATCTTAGTTATAATATGGGAAAATTGTTTTATATTTGAATATCGGTAAATGTTATGTTGTTTATAAGAAGGGTGATTACGAAAGTTATTGCCCTTTTTTTTTATTATGGAAATAGGAATTAATTTAATACAAGGGTGTGTGTTTGGGATAAGGACATTTAACTCAACACAAGAGAATCCATATAATGAGGTTCAAATTTTTGTATTATGTTTTTGTATATATATTATTTGGGATTAAAATTATTATGAAAAAAAAATTAACACCAAAGTATAACACTAATAAATCTATTAGAGAGAAGATAGATAAGTTACTTGTATTGAATGCAAGAAATGTAGCTAATTCTGAAACTAAAAGTAAGTATGATATTGGCGATGAAAAGCAAGTAAAAAAAGCTTGGTTAGAAATTCAAAGTAAAATTAAACAACTTGATCCTGCTTTTTACGATATAGTAAAATCAAGGTAGGTTTATCCATTCTTTGGGTATAAATTTATCTGCCCATTTAATATTATTTTTATCACACCATTGAGCGTATGTAGTTTTACTGCCTTTATTTAATTTATTATGAGGTCGCATAAAAACCATTCTAATATCTTTGTCTTTATGTTGATTTATAACATATAACATCTTTTTTCTATCTTTAGCTGTAAATCTGCCCTTTAATTCAATTATTATACCATTTGGTAATATTATATCAGGAATGTATTTTCGTTGCTCTGTGACCTCGTAATACAGGTTTATGGGTTCGTATTTATACTTAACATTGCTTTTATCTAATTTATTGCAAACTTCTTCTTCATAAAAACTTCTATATCTGTTTATTTTCATAATATGTTTTTCTGTTATGACACTTATGACACAACCCTTGTAAATTTTTTAATTCGTTTGTACCATTCTTTTTTAATGGAACTATATGGTCTACTACCTTAGCTTCTGTTAGCTGATCATCTTTTAAACAACTAACACATAAAGGATTTTTTTCTATAACACTATCTCTTAATTTTTTCCAATATTTAGTTCTATAAAATGAAGTATCACCACCCCAAGATTGATTTTTATTTTTATTTCTAGGTTTTGGTAATTTAGGCACTTACTTTTTTATTTTTTCTATAGACCTACCTGCAAAGTAAGCTCCATAGACTGTTATTAATAAAGTTTGATAAATAGGAATATAATTTTCTTGTACTTTAAAACCATATATGTTGCCATCAAAAATAGATATAATAACAAACATTACACTTAAAAATACACAAATTAAAGGTCTAATATTTTTACTAAGCTTATTATCAGAGTTCATATCTGTTTCCCATCTTTTACTTACCTCTTTTTGTGCTTCTGATTCTGCTTTTAATAAAAGTTCTTTTATAGCTTTTCTTGCAGCTAATCTTTCCTCATCTGAAGTGCTTAAATTATCTACTACATTTCCTATTTTTTGTATAGTATTTCCTGTTAAAATATTTAGAATTTTTTTCATAACAATATCATTTCAGGAGTAAACTTATATTGCAAAAATCCTTTTTTATCATAATACGCTTCTAAAATGTGATTTCTATTTTTTTCTTTTTTATAAGAAATATGAATCCAGGAATAGTCAAACTCATTTATCATTTGATCGAATTTAAATTTATTATTAATAATTGTATCATATATTATTCTGTTTTCTTTAATACCTTTTTTCCAAAACTGTATATCAACTGCTTGACCAAAACAATGTTGTGACGAACTACTGCCACCAATAATTTTATTGAGTTGTACGCTACGATAACCACTACTAATCCGTATAGGACCAATAAGAACCCTAAGAGGTTGCAAAACTTTATCAACCAACGTTTGAATATTTGTAATATGTTCTTCATTAGGGTAATTATTAATTCCATATCTTATAGCTGTTTGGCTATATATAAATTCATCTAATGTAAAGTTTTTGGATAATCTCATAGTTAAAAGAGTAAAGGTACTAAAAATAAAAAAAGGTAGATAAAATTAAATTTTTCCCTTTACTTTTTTAATTCTTTCCAAATCTTTATGAATGTATATATAGTTGCAAATAACAATGAAGTTATCTGTAAAATAAAGTGTGCATCAGAAAATGAAAATCCTAATGCTCCTGAATTTGCTAAAATTATTTTTATTGTGTCTTTGTCCATTTTTAAAATTTATTATTTAAACATCGGGCAGTAACCATTTTTCTTTATTTTTTACTAAATAATTTAAAATTTCAAAATTAGTATATTCTTTGTATCCACTTAAAAAAGTTGGTTGATTACCTACATATTTAACTATAAATTGTGTTTTATCTAAATTCCATTTATAATCTATAAATAAAAACCTATCGTGTGATATAAAATCATACATTTCTTTGTCTAATATTGTATATTTTTTCATATTATTTATGTTGATGGTGTTTTACCTGTTCCACTTACAAATTCAGCATCACCATATCTAGATATATCTCTAGTGCTTTTTGAATCATCATCATTGTTTTCAAATTTCCAGTACCCAGCTAAATTATTTGATTGGTTATAATTACCAGAGTCAGTAAGTAAATCTGTTGGTGTTCCACTATTATATATTGCAGTAATATTATTATCATTTAAAGCTGTATTCCAAATTGCTAAATCATCCATTAGCATATTTGTCATTCCGTGACTAGGACTTAAAGTGCCTAAATATACTTTGGTTAAATTATTATCTCTATCGTAATCCATTTCATTGTTAGTTCCAATACCATTGTGACCAGGCATTGTTCCTGTTCCCTCACCTACTTTTGCACCATTTACATATATAGTTTGATTACCATCATAATTAACATTATTATAACCTGTATAACTAGCATCAGCATCCCAAGTAACTGCAATGTGTGTCCAAGTGTCACTAGTTCTTATTGATTCATAATTTTGCTGTATAGAATTAAATGCACCAGTAGTTCTTTGGAATGGTCTACCCCAATAATCTGAGCTTTGCTGTGCAACTGTAACGTGTTCTGTTGACGTTCCACTAATTGTTCTTTTTTGTCTGCATATAATAGCAAATCTTCCACTTGTAACTTTATAATATTGTAATAAAAGAAAATCATTAAAACTACCATCACCAGTTGTAAAAGCTAATAAATATTTACTTACATTATCAGTAATATTTAAATTTACCCATACACTTAAAGTACCTTCATTTTTTCCCCAGTTGTCTGGTAAATCTGCAACTGCATAATCAGGTGTTCCTTCAAAACTTATTGAATAGATATCTGCAAAAGATGATGAACTTGGATTAGTAGCTTGTCCATCAAAATTTGTAGGATCAAATAAAACCTCACATCTATTAGTATGATGTTTAATTACTGTTCCAACTATTCTTACTTGATTAGTTCCTGTTGGTTTTGTGCTTGTCAATTGTCCATCTGTTGTTGATAAATATAGTGTTTGACCATCACCAGTACCAGCGTGATGATCTAAAAAAACACTACCATTGACTAATAATCCATTTGTTGTTGGTGATGCACCTAGTGCAACGCCTAAAATACCACTTGATGTACCAACTGCACTAGCATTTACTAATGTCCAATTACCATTTGGAGCATAATAATACACTTTACCAGCTGTTAAATTACCGCTATCTGCTACACTACCATAATATACAACATCACCACGTCCAGTACCAGCGTCTTGCTGTGTTGATTGTATTTTAATTTCTCTAGTTGCTATGTTTACACGACCTGATATAGTTGTTTCATTATTATCTGTACTAATTATAGGTCTATCATCATCTTCTGCTTGAACATTATGTATTTTTAAAGTACCACTAAAACTTAAAACTGCTGGATCACTACCACTCGCTGGTGAAAACCCTAAGGTAGTTGCACCAAAAGCACCATTATTATTATATTGTATTTGTCCATTACCACCAGCTGGTGTTGCTGTTGATGTTACTGTTACATCACCACTTGATGATGAAATTGATATTCCAGTACCAGCAACTAATGAATTTACTAATGTAGTATTACCTTCTAGAATAGTACCAGCACTAGTACCAAACGCTGGTGCATTTATTGTAAAAGATGTTGCACTTGTACTGTCTAAAGATAAATTTGTACCAGCATTAATAGATAATCTTTTTTCTGTACCTGATGGGCTTGTTGTTGTATCTAAATGAATTAAACTTGCACTGCTTGGAACAAAATCAATGTCAGTAACTGCTGTTGATGGTTTATTTGAAATTGCAGTTGTATTAGTTGCAATATTTGTTTGATTAGTTGTTATTGCAGTTTCAACATTTGATATATTTGGTATTGCTACTGTTCCTGTAAATGTAGGACTACTCAAATCAGCTTTATCATTTTTTAAGTTACTAATTTCATTTGTATTATTTGAAATTGCATTTGCTTGAGTTGTTGTAATACCTGTTTTAGCATTATTAGTTGTTATGTCACTAGCTTGTTGTGCTGTAATACCTGTTTTAGCGTTATTAGCTGTTATATCACTAGCTTGTTGTGCTGTAATACCTGTTTTAGCGTTATTGGCAGATACATCAGACCTCATAGTATCTAAATCTGTACTAGCAGTAACAGTCAAATGACCTACTTTATCAATTTGTGCTTGTGTAATAGTTGTTGTATCACCCGCTAAAGCTGTAGTTGATGTGTTACCTAATTGTAATAAAGAAGTATCACCTTCTAAAACTGTACCTGCAGTTGTTCCAAATCCAGGAAAGGTTAACCCAGCACTAGTTAATTTATTTTTTATGTAATTAAATAAAACAGATAATTTTGATTTACTTGTTGTCGAGCTATCTGCTGCTGTTAGGTCATTATCGCTAATTAAAATTGTGTGATTATCGTGACTTGCTGACGTAAGACTAGTTATTTCAGTTGCTTGTGTAACATCTACATCTACACCATCTACTGTTTTAAAGTTTCCTGAAATTTGTTTTATTTTAGTTGAAAATTTTGGCA